CTCCTTCGCGCTCACCGGGCAGGCCGCGCACAGCGCAGATGCGGCCGGCTGCCTCGGCTACATCCAGAACCCGGAGGCCTGCGACATCATCGTGACCCGCGCCTTCCTCTACGGGCTGGTCAACTCCGCGGGGGTCGCGAACATCACCGTCGGCAACGCCGCCACGGTGGCCGGCGCGCACGATCGGACCGACCTGTTCGCCGCCGCGGCGCAGGCCGACTCGCACGGCACCGCCGTCACCGGGTTCGCCAACGGCGACGCCGCCGATTCGCTGCCGAAGGTCCCGGAGGGCGACTACATCGCCGCCTTCGGCTCGGCCGACACCTCCGGCTACTCGGGGATCTTCTTCTTCGAGTACGTTCGCGTGCCTGACTTCACGGCGTGATCCATGGCCGCGCTCGCCGCATACACCGACTGCGAGGTGCGCTGGGGCGTGACTCTCACCGAGGACGAGATCGCCCAGGTGAATGCTCTCCTCGAAGACGCTTCGGCGCTGATCCTGGACGTCGCTGACCTGGACGCTCCCTGGACGAGTGCCACCGTGCCGGCGGCCCTGCTGCCGGTCGTATGCGAGGCAGCCCGGCGGGCGTTCGACAACCCCGCCGGGCTGCAGGGCGAGACGATCGGCTCCTATACATGGCGTGCCGGCGTCGTCACCGCCTCCGGCGTCTACCTGACGGCCGACGAGAAGCGTGCCGTCAGGCGTGCCGCCGGACGGCTCGGCGTCGGGACGGTCACCCTCACGACTGACCTTCCCCTGCCCTCGCTCGAGGGTGACGTCGCCGCGCTCTTCAGCGACGACGGCTACATCGTCGTCAACGCTCCGGAGCCGGCCGAGTGATGAGAGGCGTCTCACGCAGACTGCTGCGCGACGAAGTCACGGTGGAGACGCGCACCGGAGAGGGCGCCTACGGACCCGTCAGGGCGGACGGCATCGCGGTCGCCTGCAAGGTCTCCTGGACGCGCCGCCTCGTGCGCGACGCAAGCGGCGCCGAGGTGGTCTCGGAGCTGACCCTGCACGTGCATCCGGACGACGAATCTCTCTTCGCCGCGGACTCGCTCGTCACGATCGGCGACTACCACAGCAGGGTCATCTCAGTCGAACCCTCGGGGCGCCCTGGAGAAACGGTGGTCGTGGAAGTGGTGTGCGCGTGAATCGCTTGGAGATGATCCTGCATCAGTACTGGACCGGCAGCGCAATGCCGGCGGAGTTCTCCGAGTTCGCCGCCGGCTGGCGCCTGCTCCACCCAGGGTGGGAGTACCACCTCTGGACGGACGCGGATCTGCCCGAGCTGCGCAACGCTGAGCTGTTCGACCGCGCCGCCGAGCTCTGCCCCGGCTTCGAGGCGCAGCTGCGCTCAGACGTCCTGCGCTACGAACTTCTCCTCGAGTACGGCGGCGTCTGGGTGGATGTCGACTTCCAGCCACTCAAGCCCATCGACGGCCTCTGCGACGTGCCCTGCTTCGCCGCCTGGGAGATACAGGATCGCGTCGTCAACAACGCGATCCTCGGCTGTGAGCCCGGCAACGCCTTCATGGCACGGCTCGTCGCGAACCTGTCGGCCTCCGTCCTTTCTGGTCGCAGCATCCGCCCCAGCAAGGTCAGCGGCCCTCACTACGTGACAGCTCAGTATCGCGGCCACGAGGACGAGATGACGGTCTACCCCCAGGCGTGGTTCTACGCCGTGGCCTGCAACGAGCTCGAGCGGCTGAGTAAGCCGCCGGCGCCCGACGAGGTGGCGCGTCACTGGTGGAACAACCAGCACCGCATGAAGGGACGCATCCTGTGAGCAGCGTCACCACCTACTGGGAGCGCCGCTACCGCGAGGGAAAGCGCGGCTCCGGGCCCGGCTCCTGCGGCGCCGAGGCCGAGCGCAAGGCTGTTTTCGTCAATGCCCTCATCGCCGAGCGCCACGTCAACCGCGTCGTCGACTGGGGCTGCGGTGACGGCGTGATCGCCGCGATGCTGCACTGCCGCCGCTACGTCGGTATCGATGTCTCACCCACGGCGCTCGCGCTCTGCGAGGAGCGCGTCAGGCTGCCGCGTCGCACCTGGGTCCAGTTCGATGGCTGGAAGACGCCCGACCTGCCGCCGGCGCAGCTGGCGCTGTCACTGGACGTCATCTTCCACCTGACCGAAGAGCGCTACTACCGGCGTCACCTGCGCCTCCTCTTCGGCTCGGCGCCGCTCGTCTGCATCCATTCGTCGAACGTCGACGAAGAGGGCGAGGCGCACGTCCTGCATCGCGAGTTCCTGCCCGATGTGCCGAAGGGCTGGGAGATCCTGCACCGGCCGGCCGGCGAACGCGACATCGGCTTCTGGGTCTTCCGTGAGGTGGCCACGTGAGCGCCGTCACGCTGTCCGTGGCCATGATGGCTCACCCCAAGCGCGCCAAGCAGGTGGAGGCCATCCGCGCGCGCCTCGACCGTGACGTGCCGGTCACCTGGGACGAGAAGAACAGCCGCTGGGATACCGGCAGGCGGGCGATGCTCGCCTACGACCCGGCCTGCACTCATCACGCCGTCATCCAGGACGACGTCCTCGTCTGTCGCGACCTCTTCGCCGGCCTCGAGGTCGCGCTCTCCAAGGTGCCGGCCGGCGTCCCCGTCTGCGGCTACGTCGGGCGTGTGCGGCCCTACGCCGAGATGGTCACCAATGCGGCCGTCAAGGCGCGCAAGCTCGGGGCCTCGTGGCTCACGATGCACACTCTGAACTGGGGTCCGCTCGTCGCCGTGCCGACGGCGCTCATCCCTGAAATGATCGCGCACTGCGACGCTCTGAAGGACATCCCCAACTACGACCGCCGCCTCTCGCGCTTCTTCGAGCTGCAGCGCAGTGTCCTCACCTGGTACACGTGGCCATCGCTCGTCGACCACGCCGACGGGCCCTCGCTCGTGCCCGGCCGCGGCGGCACTGACCGCGTCAAGGCGATGCACACGCGCGTCGCTCACACATTCATCGGCGAGGACGCATCGGCGCTCGACATCGACTGGAGCGGTCGCGTGGTCAGCGGCGCTGAGGCGATCGACGACGTGGTCGTGATGCGGCACTGCGTCACTGGTCTTGTCCTGCGGCTGGCCCCGACGAGCCGGCGGGTCAGGCGTCTGAGCGGCCTGCCCAACTGGGAGACGCTGAAGGTGGCCCCATGAGCCGTTTCCTCTGGGACGATGCGAAGGCGACCACCGGCATGATGGCAGCGGCGGCTCGCGGCCTCGAGGCCTGGGCCAACCACGTGCTCGCGGAGTCACAGGATGTCTGCCCCGTCGCCGAGGGCGCCGGATCCGGAGCCCTGCGCGATTCCGGCACGGTCGACGTCGACCCCGTGACCCTCAAGGCCACCGTGTCCTACACCTCTCCTCCCGTGCGCGAGGACGCTCGCCGGAGGGGCCGCGGCAACATCGCCGTCTGGGTCCACGAGGACCTGCACGCGCGGCACGGGGCCGGCAAGACCGCCAAGTTCCTGGAGCGGCCGGCGAAGGCGTCATCCGAGATCGGCGTGACGCTGATAGCCGTGGAGCTACGGAGGCTCTACACGTGATCGCCGCGGCCGTCGCCCACTACATGCACAGCCTCGGCCTCGTCGACCTGCGTGAGGACGCCGGCGGCGACTGCTTCGTGCAGCGCCAGCTGCCGCCCGATCCGGACGAGGCGGTCTCGGTCACCGCCTACGGAGCGAACCCGGTCGAGGGCGACTGGATGCTCGGCTACGACGAGCCGACCGTGCAGGTCCACATCCGCGGAACCGACGACCCGCGCACGGCGGAGAGCCGGGCTGGCGCGGTGTACGCGGCCTGGCAGGGCCTCGCGCACACGACCTTGGCCGCAGACACCGACGATGAGGTCCGCCTCATCCTCGCGACCTGTCAGCAGACCGGACCCGTCTACCTCGGAACCGACGATCTCGGCCGTCACGAGTTCGTCGTCAACCTCGCCCTGCACGTCAGGGCGCAGACCGCACATCGCGAGTAAGGAGCACCACTCATGGCGCTGGAGAAGGTACTGAGCAGGGACTTCGTCCTGAACGTCAACACCGGCACCGAGGGCTCGCCGACGTGGACCAAGATCGGCGGCCGCAAGGACCTCACGATGTCTGTCTCGACAGACAAGATCGACCTGTCCGACTGCGACTCCGACGGCGCCGACGAGCGCATCGTCGGGCACGCCGTCAGCTTCGCCGTGACGGCGAACCGCCTCGAGGACCCCGACACCGGGGAGCGCGACTCCGGGCAGGCCGCGGTCGAGGCCGTGCAGTGGGAGACCGGCGAGGAGGCCCGTCTGCAGTTCCAGATCACCAGCCCCGGCGGCCTCATCTGGATCTTCACCGCCTCCGTGGAATGCCAGCCGTTCGGCGGCGACCACAAGTCTGGGGCCAACTGGTCCGCGACGCTCTCGGTCAAGGGCATTCCCGCCGAGTCCGGAAGCTGATCCATGGCCGACCGGTACATCGACTTCGACGAGGCTCGCGCCGAACGCCGGCGCGAGCCCGTCGTGCTCCACGCCTACGGGCGGGACTTCGAGCTGCCGGGAAACATCCCGGCCGGAGTCCTGCTTGACGTGGTGCGCATCCAGGATGAGCAGGGACCCGACTCCGAGCTGAGCACCGGCGACTCCCTGGGGATGCTCTCGCGCATGCTTCCTCAGGACGTCCTCGACGAGCTGCTCTCGCACGCCGACTTCGACATGGCCGACCTCCTGCAGTTGTTGCACATGGTCATGGCGGTCTACACAGCTCCGGCCGGTGACGGTCCGGGGGAACAGGCGAGCCCCAGCGGGGCGGCGCGGCGCAAGTCCTCGCGCGCTGGGGCCTGATCGAGGCGGACTTCGCCCGTGAATACGGCATCGACATCACCGAAGAGCTGGACGCCATGACCTGGCGTCGCTTCTGCGTGCTCCTGGCTGGGCTCTCGGCCGAGTCGCGCTTCCTCATGGCGGCGTCGCAGGACCCCAAGCCGGTGGGCGAAGACGAGTTTCACGAGCTGATGGGATCTCTCGGCAGAAGGGTGGTCTGATGCCTCTGCAAGTAGGCGACCTCTACGCGAGTCTCGGCCTCGACGCCAAGGGCTACTTTGCCGACCTCGCCAAGGCGCGCACAGAGGCAAGCGTCTTCACGAAGAAGCAGTGGGACGCCAAGTTCGGCATCGACACCAAGCATCTGCAGAAGGAGCTGGCCGGCGCGAAGCTGCAGATGGCCGGACTTGCGACCAGCGCGAAGGGCATACCCATCGTGCTGCCGCTCTCCGTCGACCCCGGCCCGGTGAAGGCCGGGATGCGTGGCGTCGTCAGCGAGATGACGTCCGTGCTCGGCCAGTACAAGTGGGAGATCGCCGGCGCCGCCGGCCTCGCCCTGGCCGCCGGCCTCGCCTACTCGGTGGACCAGGCGTCCGACCTCAACGAGACCATGAACAAGACGAAGGTGGTCTTCGGTGAGGCGGCGCAGAGCGTCGTCGACTTCGCCGAGGAGGCCTCCGACAAGCTCCTGCTCAGCCGTCAGGCGGCGCTCGAGGCCATGGCCACCTTCGGCAACCTCTTCACCTCCATGGGCTACGGGCAGGAGGAGTCGGCCGCCATGAGCGAGCGTCTCGTGCTGCTCGCGGCCGACCTCGCATCGTTCAACAATGTGCCCGTCGCTGATGCTCTGCAGGCCATCCGCGCCGGCCTCATCGGCGAGACCGAACCGCTGCGCCAGTTCGGCGTCATGCTGGACGAGGCCTCGCTCAAGGCGCAGGCGATGCGGATGGGCCTCGACACGGCCGGCGCGAGCCTCCCGCCGATGACGCGTGCGACCGCGGCCTACGCCCTCATCCTGCAGCAGACGAAGAACGCGCAGGGCGACGTCTCCGAGACATCGGACAGCCTCGCGAACGGCACCAAGAGGGTCACGTCGAAGCTCCAGGACCTGGGCGCGAAGGTCGGCACCGAGGTGCTTCCGAAGCTGGCCGAGATGGTCGGCAGCCTCAACGACATCCTCACCGGGCTCGACAAGCTGCCGGCCGGCCTGGCGGGGACCAGCAGCGCCTTCGGTGACACGCTGGCAGTCGCCGGTGACCTCTCCAAGGCGCTGGGCGACATCAGCAACTACTTCACCGAGATCTCGGAGAAGGGCCTGCGCGCGCCGAGCCTCGACGGGGCCAGCTTCAAGAAGCTGGGCATGGACATCGCGAACTGGGTCATGAGCGGCGTCGACATGGTCCTGGGCCCTATGAGCATCATCGGCCAGTGGCTGCGCGGGAAGGCGAACAGCGCGCTCAACCCGGCCGCCCCGCCGGCTCCTGGGGAGTCGGGGGCACCTGTCTCCGCGCACGGCAGCACCGCTCCCACTGCGATCGCGCCTGCCGCTGCCGGGGCCCCGGTGGCCGCCGCGGTGGCAGCCACAGCCGAGGACACCGCCGCCGCCGGCGCCCAGCTCGTTGGCACGCTGGCGCGCATCCCCAAGAACGCAGAGCAGGTACTGGCCCGTGACTGGACCAGCATCTCCGCCGGCGTCCGCAAAGCGGGCGGCGAGATCACCTCGGCCTTCGCCGACATGTCCGATGAGGCTCTCAAGACGTTCGCCGACCGCACCGGGTCCGTCGGCTCCATCGCCGGCGGGATCGGGGCCGTGGCGACCTCGCTGGCAGAGCTGCCGAAGAAGGCCGTGGCGCCGGCGCGGCAGAACTGGGGCGCCCTCGCGTCCATGCTGCGCGGCGCCCTCGGCGACATCCTCGGCGTCTTCGACGACTACTCGACCAAGGCGCTCGGCACGAGCGCCGAGCGGGCCGGGGACATCGGCAGCATGGCCGGCTCGCTCGGCACGTTCGTGGGCGGCCTCGCCGGGCTTCCCAAGAAGGCCGTCAGTCCCGGTCGCCAGAACTGGGCGGCGCTGGCCACCATGACGAAGAGCGGTCTCTCTCAGGTCCTGGCCGTCTTCGAGGAGTCGACGACGAAGGAGCTGGCGCGCAGCGCCGAACGGGCGGGGTCGGCGGGTGGCGCTGCAGGCGGCCTCTCCGCACTCGTCAGCTCGCTCGCTTCGCTGCCCGACAAGGCGGTGACCGTCATGCCGCAGAAATGGCGTGCCCTGGCGCGCGTGGCGAAGACGGCCGTCGACGAGGTCCTCGCCGTCTTCGACGACGTTGACTCCAAGCGTCTCGGCGCAGACGCGACGCGCATGGGCTCGATCGGCGCCGCGGCCGGCGGCATCGGCAGCCTCATCGGCACGCTCGCGAACCTGCCGGACAAGGCTGTCTCCGTCGTGCCACAGAAGTGGGGACAGCTCGCGCAGGTCGTGCGCTCCGCCGTGGCTGAGGTCCTCGCCGCCTTCGAGGACGTGACCACGAAGAAGCTCGGCAAGGACGCCGGCCGCATGGGGTCGGTGGCCGGCATGGCCGGCTCGCTCGGCGCCATCGTCTCGTTCTTCACCGCGGCTCCCGAAGAGGCGGTCAAGGTCATCCCGCAGGCGTGGCGCGCCCTGGGCGATGCGGTGCGGGACGCGGTCGGGCAGTTCCTCGACGCTTACGAGGGCGTCGGCGATGAGCTCCTCAAGAGCCAGGGCGACACGATGCAGCTCATCGGTCAGATGGTGGGACCGCTGGGCAGCATCCTCGACTTCATCGCGAACGCGCCGAAGTCGGCGGTCAGCCTGGTGCGCCAGAACTGGGCCGAGCTGACCTCGGCGCTGATCGAGGCCGTCGGTCAGCTGGTCACCGGGTTCCAGGCGGTGTGGAGCGGCGACGAGCTCAAGGCGAACGCCGCCGACCTCGGCAACGTCGGCACGATGGTCGAGACCATCGGCAGCATCCTTGACCTGGCCAGCGAGCTGCCCGAGAAGCTCGGTGCGCTCGAGGACTTCACGAAGCGGGCCGGCAGCATGGGCGGCATCTGGCAGGGCGTCGGTGGCGCCCTCCTGCAGATCGTCACGGCGCTGAGCTCCGCGCTGGACCAGATCCCCGACATGACGCGCCTGCAGGCCGCGCAGGCAGCCGTGAGCACGCTGCGCGACATCTTCGCCAGCATGAGCGACCTCTCCAAGACGATGGGCAGCAAGCTGGGCTCAGCCACCGCCGGGGGCGTCGCGCTCGGCGTCGCCGGGGGCGGCCAGGGTGGGGTCACCCAGGTCGTCCTGCCGGTCTTCGCGCTCTCCGGCGAGGTCAGCGACGGCGACCTGCGCAGCATCGCCTACCGCCTGGAGCCCTACCTCGGCAATGGGAAGGTCAGCGTGGCGAGGACGACGTTCTGATGCAGTTCTCGCGCCACGACCGTGTGCTCATCGCCTGGGATCGCATGGACGGCCCCATGTTCGGCACCGACGGTCTGCCCGTCTACCACCACTACCGCGTCTTCCGTGACGACCGCGATGTCGCCATGACCTACGCCGAGGTCTTCATCGACGATGACGTCCTGCCCTCGCGGGCCTACCGCTATCAGGTGAAGGCTTACCGCGACGCCGAGGAGTCGAGCGAGGTGGACGCGGCCTGGTTCAGCGTCTCGACGAGCGCCCGGCCGCCGGCCGACCAGGTGCCGCCGACGGCTCCCTCCGGTCTACGTGGCCGGGTCGTGGGCGACGACCTCCTGTGGCGCTGGAACCCATCCAGCAAGCTGCGTCCCGACGAGATGCTCGGCTACCTCATCGAGTCTTCGACCTCGGGCCCCTGCCGGGCCATGGTTTGGGAGCGCGTGCATCCGACGCTCTCGTGGACCGAAGTCGGCGCAGCGGGCGAGGAGCGCTGCTACCGCGTGCGGGGCATCGACCGTTCGCTCAATATCTCTGAGCCGTCGGAGCTCCTGTACTTCCGCACGCTTCCGGGCTGGACGGTCTACACCTTCTCCGGGTCGAGTTCGTTCACTCTGCTGAACGGCGAGTCCATCGTTGCTGACATCCTTGCGGTCGGCGGCGGCGCCCCGGGGGGGTATGGCCCGGAAGGTGGCGGCGGCGGCGCCGGCGAGATGATCGACAAACACGACGTGACGATCGAGGCCGGGGAGAACGACGGGGATGTGATCGTTGGTGCCGGCGGTGAGCACACCGACGGGAGCGCTGTGCCTGACAACGGCGGCGACAGCTCCTTCGCCGGCTACACGGCGCTCGGCGGTGGCTATGGAGGCACGGAGTTCATTGATTATGAGCCTCTCGCGGGGGAGGGGTGGCCTCCGAACTCCGGCGGATCCGGCGGCGGCGGGCGCACCTGGCACGCATGGATCTGGGAGTGGGGCGAGGAGGAGTACGGAGACACGATCCCGTTCGACCAGTACGTCCCCGGCGACGGGTCGTTCTGGGACTATGGCGTGGTCAATGGGACACGCGACGGAGGAGCCGCTGCCGGTGGAGGGGCGCAGGTCGACGAGTGGTACTCGACGCACCCCTATGTGACCGATGAGAACGGTGACCCCGTGGACGCCCCCGAGGGCGGGACGGGGTTCTGGGAAGACGACGATGAGGACCGCTTCTGGATCGTCAGTCTTCCTCGCGGGCACGACGGCAAGATCGGCACCAGTGCTTATGGCGGCCAGGTCCTTGCCGGCGGCGGCGGCGGCGGCGCACACATCCCCACGCGCACGGTCGACGGCGTCGAGTGGCCCTGGTTCACCTATGACCAGTTCGGCGAGATGCAGTCGGGGAATCCTTTCCACGGCGGCCACGGCCGCCCCTGCGACATCCGTGGCTGGCACATGTACGAAGAGACCGCGCACCAGTACATGTATGTCGACTGGTACGCGGGTGGCGGTGCCGGCGGTCCCCGCAAGCCGGGAGGATGGTCATGGTCGACCGCGGCGACGAAGCCCGGATACGGTGGCGGTGGGGAAGAGGGCCAGGACGGCGCACTTGGAACCGGCGGCGGCGGCGGCGGCGGATACCTCAATGTGGGCGACGCCCAGTATTCCGCCGGAGACGGCGGCAGGGGGATCGTCGTGATCCGCATCCGCACGATGGATGAGTCACTCGTCAGACACCCACTGATCGTCGGCACGGACCCTGAAGACACGGAGTTCGGTGAGCCGGTCTGTCTCTCCAACGACGTCATGGTGGAGATCAGGCACCTGCCCGAGTTCATGACGCACAACGACGAGTCCGGCGACGAGCAGTGTCCACGGACCTACGAGGAGATGCACTGATGACTGAAGGCGACGCGCGCAGGGAGACGGCCACCGTCGTGCTCCCCATCAAAGTGAAGGTCACGGGCGTCCTCGTCGTGAGGCCGCCCGTGGATACCAAGACCAAGGAAGGTGACTGACATGGCGGCCCACCACTGCAGAGTCTCTCAGGCGGCGGCGGTCGCCATGTGCGACGCGCTCGTCGACATCCTCGACGGCGCAAGCCCGGGGAAGCTCGTCATCTACACCGGGGCCGAGCCCGCGACCGCGAACACGGCTGCGGCGACCGAGGTGGCGACCATCACGCTGAACAACCCGGCCTTCGGTGCAGCCGCGTACAGCGGCGGCAACCTCGCGGCCGAGGCAGACCTCGACGTCGACCCGGACCTAGAGGACGCCTCGGCAACCGGAAACGCCAGTGCTATCACGCACTTCCGCCTCTGCAAGAGTGACGACACGTGCATCGTCCAGGGCACTGCCTCGGCGACCGCTGGCGATGACCTCGTGAGCAACGCGGCGATCATCGCAGCCGGGTCCAGCGTTGCGGTCACGGCGCTCAAGATCTCGGTCCCCATCAACCAGGCGTGATCTCGACCAGGAGATAGGCGGAGCCCCGGATGACCATCGCCCATAGAGCGACCGCGACGGCGCAGCCCTACTCGACCACGAGTTGGGTAGTCGGGAAGCCGACGGGGCTCGAGGTCGGCGACCTCATGCTTGCCTGGCTCGGCATCGACAACACGACGAACCCGGCGTCTGTCACTCCGCCGAGTGGCTTCAGCAGTGCCGTTGCTTACGGCTCGGGATACCTGGGCGCATACCTCTACTGGAAGATCGCCGAGGCTGCGGACGTCGCCGCTTCTGACTTCACCTTCACGCTCGCCTCCGCCAAGACCGGGCTTGTCTCCCTGGCGGCCTTCTCCGGAACGCATCAAACCGCGCCGACAGTCGACTCCGGAGCCTACGGCGCGTCGTCGACCACGAACGCTCCAGCTTACGACCTGTCGATCAGCACAACCACGGATGACCAGGTGCTGGTGATGTTCGGTCAGGCCCAGGTCGGGGGGCATTCGTTCTCCAGTCATGCCGTGGCCTCTCAGAACCCGTCGTCGTGGTCCGAGGCGTTCGACATCTCTAACGCCTACAGCAGCGGCTGTATGGCTTACGGGACCGCGAGTGGCACCGGCTCGACAGGGAACTGGTCCTATCTGTGCTCCGGCACCGTCAGGCAGTGTATCGTCGGCGTCGCGATCAAGGCTCCCAGCGACCCCGGGGCGGCCTCTGGCGCTCTCACTGCCGCCGCAGCCCAAGTCTCCGGCGCCCTCTACGCCCCGCCGAAGCTCGCCGGCGGCCTCACTACCGCCCCGGCTGCGGCCGCGGGCGCCATCTCCACCACGATGCACGCTGCCGGCGTCATGCGCACGGCGCGCGCGCAGGTCTCCGGGACCATCCTCGTCACGCCCTACGGCGGCGGCGACTACAGCCTTGCCGGCAGTCTCACGATCGCCGCCGCCGAGGTGCGGGGCTTCCTGCGCGTCCTCGACGTCTACGGCCACGTGCCCCTGCCGGAGCCGCCGGCCGGTTCTCCGGTCTGGCCGCCGGTCACGCCGAACCCCGCGCTCACGTCTGGCGAGCACACGCTCATCGGGAACATCCACATCGCGATCGGCGGCGTCGACTTCACGCCCTTCATCGATGTCGACTCGGCCCTGCGCTGGGAGAGCAACGTCTCGGGAGGCTATGGCCCGTGCTCGTTCCGCATGAGCCCTCCGTGCCCGGTGCCGGCGAACGGCGAGGAGATCGCTATCACCTCGCCGTGGGGCGATCTCTACCATGGCGAGGTCGTGAACCAGCCAGAGAAGGTCTACACGGGCGAGTTCATCACCTATGAGGTGGTGTGCGATGGGCCGGCAAAGGACCACAACAAGGTCGAGGACTTCTCCTGGGTGGGCTCCGACTCCGACGTCACCGAGACGTGGGCGCAGCTCGACTGCCAGAACTGGAATTCGACGCCGGGCACGGCCGGCTTCGAGATCACGATGAACACCGGCAACGGCATCGGGTTCCAGAGCGCCGACATCGAAGAGGGCACCGTCGCGGTCTACCGCACGCCGCCGGGCACGAGTGGCGCCGCCGAGTACACCGGCTACCGCGGCAACACACTGCCGCCGCCGGTGACCGGGGCGAGCGAGGGGAGAGGCACATACTCGGCCGACTGCCCGGCGCCGCCCGTCCTCTGGGCCGCCTTCTACGCGCGCGCCGGCAAGGGCGTCACGGACGAGCGTTGGTCAGGGCTGCGGGCGAAGGCGCGGTACAACCTGGCCACGCCGACCGCCGACTCCGGCGGCGGTGATTCCGCGGCCCTCATGCGCGACGACGTGACGGACGGCACGCGCCGCGTGCTCTCCTGGCGCGACCTCGATTGGGCCATCGCCGACTTCCCGCAGATCACCGAGTGGGAGTTCTACGGCATCGACCCGCCGGGCAGCCTCTGGGCCGGCCTCTACGCCGTCGACGACCCGCGGACCCTGCCGGTGCGCGACCCCATCGCCATGCTCACCGACGAACACCTCCTCTATCGCTGGGGGCCGGGCGACCAGGGCACCGCCGGCCAGGCCAACACCGCCGCCGCCGTCTACCGCAAGGTCGATCCGGTGACCGGCGAGACGATGGTCCCCGGCACACCCGGCTACGACGCCGGCGAATACGTCTTCGACGAGTACGGCAACCCGGTCCTCGAGAGCGCAGCCGCCGAGGAGACCATAAGCCTTGCCTGTGACGCGACGCTGCTGGTCTTCTACTCCACCTTCGCCGTCCTGCAGCTGCCGTTCTCCTCGAGCCACGGCTGGGAGGACCCGCTCGAGACCTATGGCGACGTGCGTGATGAGCCGCCCGAGTGGATGTACTGGCGCGCCTGCAACCAGATGTTCACGGAGGGCTCGCAGTACGTGGAGCTCCGCGAGGTCAAGGCACTGGCGAACGACCATGATCCTGGTGCCGGAGACCTCACCGCCATGATCGCCGCGGCCTCCGGGGGCGGCGAGATCGCGCAGCTCACGGCAGCCGAGGGGCAGGACGTCAAGATCGATCCCTTTGCGACCAGGCTGGCGGCCATCCAGCGTGGCGTCGGCATGTCGGCTGAGCGCCTGTACTGGGGCTGGGACCCGAGCTTCTTCTGCGTGCCGGTGCGCGGCACCTACACTGTGGATGCGACCATCCCCGGCGTGCGCTGCGAGGCGAACGTGCGCGCCGAGGGCACGATCGAGACGGCCCGCGTGGTCTACACGGAACCGATGAACGACGTCGACGACCGCCGCGTTCTGGCCGCATGGGTGCCGACCAGCAAGGCGTTCGACATCGACGGCGACGAAGTCTCCGACCTGCCCACGACCAGCGCCCTCGTGGACGCGAGCCAGACCGTGCACTCGGCGGCCGGCGCGGCCCCGGTGGCGCAGTCCTACATCATCGAGCGCGGCACCACCGGCGACGGCCCCGAGTGGGAGGGGACCATCACCCTGGAGGGCATCGAGGGCGCCTGCGCCATGAAAGTCGCCTACGAAGTCGACGTCACGGGACCGGAGGTCGACGTGCAGGGCGCGGTCATCACGCGCATGGCCGTCGACGCGGGCTCCGACACGGTGACCCTGAGCCTCGGTGGCACAGGTTACCTGGACAGGTTCCAGGCGCGACCGGGACAACCGTATTCGGCGGCTCCGTCGAACGCGTTCCTGCAGCGGCCTCCGCTGCCCTATGCGACCAGGAGGCGCTGATGGCCAACCACGTCTTCAAGTTCACCCCTGCCGGCGGTGAGGTATTGAACCTGAACGACCGCGCGAACACCTTCCTGTGCAAAGGCTTCAAGCTCGGCAGCACGCAGAAGGCGTCCCGCGAGACGCGCAACTACACCGGCGCGATCCGCCAGCTCAACGTCCATGAGCCGCTCGTGCGCATGTTCATGCCCATCTTCGTCCACGAGACAGACGGCGGCTCCGGTGGCGACCTCGAGGAGCTCGTCACCACCATCCAGGAGGCCGTCGTCCTCGCCGGCGTCGTCGAGTTCGCGGAGCCGGGCGGGACGTCGCGGTACTTCACCACCGGCGTCGGCGATGCCCCGGATCCGGAGCACGACCTGCTCTACATCCGCGAGCGCATCGCGAAGCTCGACCTCTGGTTCTGGAGGCTGCCATGACCGGGCCCGGTCAGCACACCGACTCCAAGCTTCGCGAGTGGGCGCAGAAGCGCAACGGCGATCCCATCGGGGCGCAGGACGTCAAGGAGCTGCTGTTCGCGGTCGACGCCGACTCCCGCGAGCGTCACGCGGAGACGATGGGCTGTATCAGCAGTCTTGGGCAGCTCCTCGCGGACAAGGTCGACTGTGAGGACTTCGTCGTGCACTGCGGCGACTCGGGCGCGCACGATCACGGCGTCCTGCACGCCGACCACATGGAGCGACACCACGTCCTCCAGGTGCGGCGCGCCGGCGATCCGGACGGCGCGGACTTCTCCAGCAGTCGTGGTTCGGCCGCAGACGACGCCGACTTCAACACGCGGCTCGTGGTCTTCTTTGCAGGCACCCTCGGCAAGCTCGTGATCTTCGTGGCGGGCGGCGTCTCGCTCGCGCTGGTCAACTACCTCGTCTTCGGGAGGCCGTGATGCCCACACTGCTCCAGTACGGCGACAAGGGACCGCGAGTCACGGCCCTGCAGATCGCGCTGAACACAAGCGTCCGCTTCAAGCCCGACCGCAAGCTGCACGTGGACGGCGAGATGGGGCCGCTCACCTGTGCCGCTGTGCAGCAGGCCAAGTACGCGCTCGGTTACGCGAAGGACGACATCCGTCCAGTCGCCGGTGAGCCTCTCCTCGGCTACCTGACCGGCGAGCGCAAGTTGCCGCCCGAACTCGCGGCGCGACGCAAGGCGCGGCTCGCCAAGGTGACCGGCGAGGGGGCGCTGCGCCTCAAGGCGCTGGCGATCGCGAGGCACGACGTCGGCCGCCTCGAGGGGCCGGCCAACGCCATCAAGTACAACGACTGGTGGGCCGACGGCACCGTCGGCGACCACGACAACGACGGCGGCGCCTACTGCGTGCGTGCCGGGGCGTACTGGTACCACAAGGCCGGCAGCACGGCCGTCGTGCGCGGAAGCCGCTGGGAGAACACGGACGCGTTTCTCACCGACGCCGCGGCCGGCCGCAACGGCCTGCACCTTACGAGCGACCCGCGGCCGGGCAACGGCGGCGTCATCGACTGGAGCGGCCGCTCCGACCCCGACCACTGGTTCATGTTCGTTTCCTGGGAGGGCGGCTCGCGCGCGCGGTTCGCGACCCTGGAGGCCAACGCCACGCTGGCGAACGGCCGCCAGGGCGTCGGCTACCACACTCGCGAAGCCCGGCAGAGCTGGTTTGTAGTGTTCGAACGATAGGAGGATCCATGAGCATACTGAACAGCGACGCCAGGTCGTCGCACACCCTCATCCCGAACGCCGCCCAGGCCGACCAACGCCTCACCGTCGACGACACGGCCGGCGGCGTGCAGTTCGCAGCCTTCCATGCCGACACCACGCAGGTCTTCTGGACCCACGAGATCGACAGCTACTACACGAAGAAGGCTGCGCTCTCAGGGCCGAACGCGGCCCGGGCCCTGCTCAAGGAGAAGATGCTGCGCGCTCTCCGGGCCGAGATGCGCGCCGACACCGGCCACCTCGCGACGCTCGAGGAGATCGCCACGATCCTCGTAGAGGAGGTCATCCGCCCGGACGTCCTCGGCGACGACACGGCGCGCCTGGTCAAGAAGGCGGCCGCGCTCGGGCGGGCGACGAGGAAGAGCGCCGGAAGGGCGGCGGAGGAGCCGGGCGTCGTGGTCGAGGACCCGATGGAGTCGGCCAGCGCAGAGGGAAGCATCTGAGCGATCCCGCGGCCGTTCGGCTCCCCGCGCTCCTCAGCGGACCGTGAGGCCGTTCGTCCCGACCTTCGAGGCGGCGTTGCCGGCCAGGTCGGTGGCGAGCACAGCGTACTTGTACGCGCCGTTCGGCAGGCTGACCTTGAGCAGGTAGGTGAGCAGCTTCCCGGTCTCTTGGTCGCCGAGGTGGATGGTCTTCAGCTTCTTGCCGGCTGAGCTCCGCAGCTGGATGGAGACAGTAGCTGTCGGGCTGAGCTCGTCCTGCGCCTGGTAGGAGACCGTGACGTAGCCGCCCTTCTTCGCGGTGAGGCGGTACGGGGCGACGGTCCTTGGGCCGCGGGTGTCGAGGGTGACCGTCGCTGTGTAGATGGGGGAGAACGCGGTGATCGCCTGGTTCCAGATCTGCATCTGGACGCGCTTGACCCCGTCTCCTGGGGCGAGAGGGATGTCTCCCTCGGCGCCGGACACCCAACTGGTCATGTATTTGCCGTTCTGCTCGAAGCCGGAGTCGTCAACGGGCATGTTCGTCCACTTGGGGCCAGACGTGAGGTCTCCGCTGATCGCCGGGACCAGCTGCGTGTGGAAGTAGTCGTCATAGGTGCATGTCCCGTAGAACGAGACCTTGACGGAGCTCGTCGGCGTGTACGCGGCTCCGTCCGCGACCTTCACCCAGGTCCCAGCCCACGATGCCGCTGCTGATGCCACTGCTGGCAGGGTGAGACAGATGACTGCCGCCACACAGGCAGCGAGAACGAGACGACGATCCATGGCTCCTCCAAGGTCGACCCCTCATCTATCGGCTGCCTCCCGGCGATTCGAGAGCCCTCTTCGAACAGTCCCCTCCGCTAGCGTCTGCCCAGGACGTTCACCCCGTCCTCGCGGCGCGGTCGGGCCCGCCTGGCTCTTGCGGCCCGGCCGCGCCGCCTCCTGTAGGCGACGGAAGGCAGGCGCATGCGGCATGCGATCCCCGTCCTGGTCATCGGCTCTCTCTTGGTGCTGTGGCTTCTCCACGGCGGTCCTGCTCCTGGTGCTTCTCCGCCGGCTCATGCGGCCGTCCTCGAGGCGGCAGTCACCCAAGGAGCTGACACCACGGCAACTGCGGGACCTGCGCTGGTCAAGTCCGCGCTCAAGGCTCACGGGGCTGCCGTCCGAGGCCGCGCCGAGTGGGCCCGAGCCAAAGCCTGCCTCGGCGAGCGTGCCAAGATACGTGTGGCTGGGCGACCGGATCGCGACGCTTCCGCTGCCGTGTGGGTGGCCTTCCGAGCTACATGTCGGCGACAGCACGCCGACTTCGACCGGCGGCTGGGAAGGCTGGTCGAACGGATGACTAACCCCGGCGGCAGCTCGTGCGGATCCCGGTGGCGTCCCCTCGCACTTTGGGTCGGCTTCAAGGGCCGCGCCGTGGACGCGCTCGTCGCCCTCATCCAGAACGAGTCCAGCGGCCGCGAGCGTGCGGTCTCGCCGACCAACGACCACGGCCTTGTGCAGTTCAACCTGCCGAGCTGGGCCGGGACGTGGGCGCGGCGCATGAAGTGCGCCTTCATCCCCGGCGTGTACGACCCGGAGAAGAATCTGCGCTTCGCCCTGTGGGTTTACCACGTCGTCCAGCACGGTTCGTGGCTCCCCGCGTGGCGGGGCGACCCGGCGGCGACGTGGTGAGCACAGCCAATCAAGGAGGAATCATGCCCGAAGCACCTACCGTCGGCCGCATCGTCCACTACGTCAGCTATGGCACGCCCAACGGCGAGTACAAGCCGCTGCACCGGGCCGCCATCGTCACGGCTGTCTACGGCGACCCCGAAGACCTCGCGCTCTGCGTCCTCAACCCGACCGGCATCTTCTTCAACGAGCACGTCTGCTATGACGACAACTTCGCGGGCGGCACGTGGCATTGGCCCGAGCGGGTCTGACGTGGTCTCCCCGGACCCTGAGAACTTCGCACGCCTTGACGCTGACTGGACCGGCGACCCGCACGAAGCGATGGTCAGAGAGGCGGCTCAGAAGCAGGCGAACCTGAGCCGCGCACAGCGTCGCCATGGCGACGACTTCCAGCCGCCAGAGCGGTGGGAGCGCAGGCGCCCGGTGTGAGCCTCTCCCGCACCACCACCTACCTGCGCACCGAGCCCTGCCTCTGCTGGCACATCGACTCCGGCACCATCGACGTGCGCGGCGGGCGGCTCACCCGGATGGCACTGTGCGGCCGGCCGATGCGGCGCAGCTGGCCGCTCGAGGTCGTCAGTGACGGCACGGTGCCGGAGCCGGTGTGTGCCACCTGCGCCCGGGTGGCGCGGTCGTGAGCGAGCCCCGCATCGTCGCCGACCCCGACCACTGCTTCGGCGCCCCGCGTCTCGTCGGCTCGAGGGTGCCCGTGCACGCGCTCGTTGACCGCTTCGTGGCCGGAGACACCGTGCACGCTCTGGCGTGGGACTTCAAGCTGACGTGTGACGACGTCGAGGAGGCGCTGCGCTTCGGCCTCTTCAGCAAGCGCCAGCGGGAGAAGTACCTTGCCGGGCTCGACCCGCTCAGACGCTCGGACGCGAAGGGGAACCCATGACCCCCGTGATCCATGGTCCTGCGCTGCCCCGCACCATCGCCGGCAACGGACGGGCCTCGCGGCGCTATCCGGCCGGGAGGGTGTGCGCCACGCCCGGCTGCCGGACGCTGCTCCGGCGCACGAACCCCGGGCCGCTCTGTGACCCGTGCATCGACAACGCCGAGGCCCGTTCAGTGGCCAGTGCATGCGGGCGGCCGGACTCGGCCCACGGCGAGGCCGTGGCGAACGCGGCGCCGGCCGTCCGCGCAGTCGCGACACAGGAAGTGGATGTGGAACGGAACGAGCGCGAGCCGGCCATCCTGGCGTACCTCGAGCAGCACGCGGGCTGGCAGAACAGTCCGGTCATGGCCGGCGACCTGGGCATCATCCGCGGGACGCTGATGGGCGACCTCACGCGCATGGTGAGGGCCGGGCTCATCGTCAGCCGTCCGGCCAACGTAGGCGGCGGCTACCGGATCGCCACCGCAGGCGACTTCAGCAAGGAGCCACCGCCGGACCCGGTATCGCAGTCGGAGCCCGCAGACTGCGACAAGGAAGCGCCCACGGCCCCTGGGCGCGATGCTCCGGCAGAGAGTCAGCCGGAGGCACCTGCGGAAGAGGCACCGGTCCCAGACAACGCAGCTCCCCGGCTGCCGGGACCGGTGCCCTTCGCGGGGCTCACGCCCGTCGACGTCGAGATCGCGGCGATCGGCGAGTGCGTCGTCCACATGGAGCTCCTCGACACCAGGGCCAGGGTACGGGTGCTCTCATACCTCATGGACCGCTACGCCTCATGACGGGGCGGCTGCACGGGCGGCGTTGGCTGACGCCGGCGGAGTACGCCGCGGCGCACGGCCTCTCCGTCCAGCAGGTCCGGTACGCCTTGCGCCGCGGACAGCTGCGCGGCCGGAAGGTCGGCGCCAACGGAGGCCGCTGGCGCGTGCTGGCCAGCGAGAGGAGGACTCGATGACGACAGCGACGGGCCGGGCGCGGCCCCGCAAGCAGCGCGCTCAGATGGGTGGCATCCGCGCCTTCTGGACGGGCCTGCTCACGTTCGGCAGCTACGCGCTCGAGGCGGGCGTGGGCTATCTCGCCAACTTCGACATCCTCGGACAGTGGTTCTCATGGCCGATCGCCGTCGGACTCGGCATGACCATGTACGGAGCCAAACGGTACTGGTTTCCTGACACACGTTGGTAGGAGGCAGCATGTCCCCGCAACTCAAGCAGGCCCTGCTCTGGATCGCGTGCGTGTGGATCGCGACGGCCGGGCCGCTGTTCATAGCCAACGCCGCCGGCAACGTCTTCACGGTCTCGTGGAGCACGTGGCAGATCGTCATAAGCGGCGGCATCTTCGGCGTCGTCTCCGCCGCCATCGCCTGGGCGCTGCCTCAGGTGAAGGCGTTCGGTATCGGCGCGACCGTCAAGCAGTAGTCGAGAGTCCCCGGTCTTCTCTCCCCTGGAGTCCGGGGACTCTCTGCCTCACGACCATATACGAACACACGTTCGTGCGTCCCGGCGGGGCGCTACACTGGTGCAGAAGTCTCAAGGTGAGCCTGATTCGTCCACCGCCTCGGTACTTGCCAGCCATTCGATGCGGGGCGTTAGACTGCTGGCACCCGACGGGGCCGACCGGAGGAACTGTGACACCCGAGTTCGACGCGACCCGCAAGAAGCCGTACAAGACCGGCGAGCTGGCCAGGCTGCTGGAGGTCTCGCAGCGTACCGTCATCCGCATGATCGAGGAGGGCGAGTTCGGTGAACCCGGGAAAGGCTGGCGGTGGACAAAAGCGGGGCCAACGCGTGGAGATAGACAGGTGTACGTCCGCTCAGTGAAAGCATATATTGAGCGTGGCCCTTGACAGCCCTTACGGGCTTTCAGTAACTTGCAGATGTCCATTGCGTGTGTGAAGTAAGCGGAGGAGGTGAGAAGCAGTTTCCGGGGTGAACGCCTAACGAGGAGCAGAGATGCCCACCAATAGGATGGGCGGCAGGAGTGCTGTGAACACTCCCACCGCCCCAGTACCGAAGTACCAGCCAGGACCGTCCGCTAAGAAGATCCAAGGCGTTTCGCATTTTACGCCTTCAGGCGCGAATGTGAACGTTCTAGCTTCAAATAGACGCCGCTGGACCCATCGCCCTACCCTCTCCGCGACCCTGTACGACCTCGCCTGCACGACCATCGTCGTCTGCGTCTGGGTCGCCATGATCACCGGAATCATCCTGGCGATGTGCACCGCGCTCTGGGTGATCTCGTGAGCGCCGCGCACCCCACAGTCCAGGACCTCTCCGAGTCGCTGGACCACTACTACCGCAGGCTCGTCGCCGGCGGTCAGCGCGCCCTGATCACGGAGCGCGCCGGCATGGGCTCAGTCGGAGCGAAGCGCGCCCTCGAGGTGCTCGATCGCATCGAGGCCGAGCCGCAGCAGCCCGACGACTGCCCCCCCGACATCGACCCCGACTACGAGGCCGCGCGCAGTGAGGTGGGACCGTGAAGCCCGAACCCGAAGCTCTCGCTCCCGGCGGCCAATGGCTGGGGAATGCCCAGGTCTACGAGGACAACCGTCGCGTCGCGGTAGACGACATGCACCGCGCCGAAGAGGCCGGTCTGGCGGAGCGCGTCGCCGAGCTCCGCGAGCGCGTCGAGTTCTACCGCCGGCTGCGCGACGACGACCAGCGCCGCATGCAGGAACGCGCCTTCTTCCGCACGTTCAACTCCCGCCGCCGCTACTGAAGGAGGCAGCCGTGACTGATACCGCTCTCATCCCCTACGACTCCGAGGCCGTGGCCATCCGTGAAGTCGGCATGCAGCTGGCCGCGCAGGCCGAGGCGTTCGTCATCGTCGACGATGATACCGACCTCGTCGCCAAGACCGTGCTCGCGGCCATCACCAAGGGCATCAAGGCGGCCGACGCACGTCGCGTCGAGCTGAAGGCTCCGGCGCTCGCTGAGTGCAAGGCCGTCGACGCGGCGTTCGCCGACGCCGTCGCCCCGTACAAGACCGCCAAGGACATCATCGCCAGGAAGACCGGCGCCTACTTCGCCGAGAAGAAGGCTCGCGAGGAAGCGGCCCGCCGCGCGGCGGAACGCGCCGAACGCGAGGCCGCGGAGAAGAGGCGCCGGGAAGAGGAGATCGCCGCAGCGTTCGACGTAGTCCTCGAGCCAGCACCGGCGGCAGAGCCTCCCGTCGCGATCGAGAAGGTCGAGACGATCACCCGCACCGAGTCCGGTACCGTCGGCATGGCCGAGCACCGCACCTGGGAGGTCGTCGACGAGGCGGCAATCCCGCGCGAGTACTTCGTGCTCGACGAGGCGCGCGTCGGCAAGGAGATCCGCGCCGGCGGCGAGATCCCCGGCATCAAGGTCGTCATCACCTACGTCCCGCGAACGAGGTGACGTGATGACCGAGACCACGGTCCCCAACCTCGCATCGCGCCTGCTCGCGGTGATGGGCGAGGTCCCCTACATCCAGAAGGGCGGAAAGACCCAGTCCGGTCCGTCCTTCAAGTACGTGCGCCATGACGACGTCGTCGCGCTCGTGCGCCCGGCGCTCGTCAAGCACGGCGTCGCGTTCCTCGCCACGGTGCGTCCGGAGTCGCTGGGCTGCGTCGAGGTGGCGCCCACGAAGAGCGGCACGGCGCGCTACAAGACCACGCTCATGGTGGACATGACGTTCGTCAACGTCGATGACCCCGCCGACGCCTACAGCGTCTCGTTCCCCGGAGAAGGCATCGATACAGAAGACAAGGCGAGCGGGAAGGCCCTGTCCTACGCGCTCAAGAACGGCCTCCTGAAGACCTTCATGATCGAGGCCGGCGACGAGGCCGACAACGAGGCCACCAGCCCGGAGAGCGCGCCGGCGTCGCACCCGCAGCCGGCTGCCACCCCAAGGCAGTCACCAGTGCAGCCGCCGGCGGCAGAGCCGTCCGGCAACGGCCACCTCACCCGCACCGAGGCGCAGGTGCTCCACGACATGCTGGTGAGCAAAGGTTACGACGACGTGTGGTTCCTCGAGCGCCTGAAGGCCAAGGGCGTCGGCGACGGCGCCCTCTGGAGCAGCGTCCCCGGCGAGTTCTTCACCGAGCTGCGCGACGTCATCATCACGATCACCGACAAAGCAGCCGAGGCGCAGGAGCCCGCCGGCGGGCAGGAACCGGCCGAATCCGGCGCGCGCGCCGAGCGGGAGGCCCCCGAGCCGGTGGCCACCGAAGCGCAGCAGCAGGCGGCGCAGCGGGCAGCGGCCCGACCGGACGGCTGCACGCTCGACACGAGCTACATGCAGTGCGCCTACCTCAAGCGCGGCGAGGAGCCGGTCTGCGGAGGCTGCGAGCACTTCGACGCTGCATGGAAGCCCCTGGACGCGGCCACGCGCACCGACCAGGGGGCCGAGCGCCCGCCGTGGGGAACGGTGAGCAAGGTCGGCACCGTCACCGCGGCGCAGCTCACGCGGCTCGGCAGCGAGTGCAAGCGCCTCGAGAACGCCGGCGTGGCCGAGCACGAGTGGCGCGAGCTGATGTGGAAGGACGAGCAGGTCACCTCGCGCCGCGAGCTCTCGAAGGCCGCCTGGACCAGGGTGATGGAGAGCGTCATGCGCTGGGCCACCGACATCGAGTCCGGCGTGGTAGCAGCAGGAGCATCATGATGGGCGCCTGCGGCAGCATCCGCCAGCAGATCATCATCGACCTGCTCTCCGGCGGACCGCGCACCACGCGCGAGCTGGCCGAGGCCTGCGGCTACAGAGCCGGGGAGAAGATCGCCCACGACTACGTGAGGATGACACTCGCGCGCCTCGCGGCCCGCGGCCTCGGCGTGCGGCGCATCGGCCGGCAGGGCTCCCACCATGGCTGTCTCTACCTCCTGGTGGAGCAGAAGGGGCAACCGGAGCCGCGCTGTTGGCGCTGTGGCAGCGTGCTCGCCGTCGACCACCGCGACGCCTACGTGTGCTCCCCGTGTGGGAGAGCCCTGGTCGATGAGGAGCTTGCGGCCGTGGCGGTGGCGCCGTGACGTCTCTCATCTGTGCGCCCGAGGGCTACGACGCCGTCCGCACGCAGTCGCGCTCGAGCCGGGTGCTGCGCTATCTCCTGGTCACCTATCCCAACCAGGTCATCAGCCACCGGCAGGTCTGCGAGGTGCTGGGCTACGAGGTCGGCTCGACCGCCGTAAGCAACGCGGCATCCCGCTTGCGCAGCGGCCCCTTCGGGTTGCCGATCCGCAGCCCGAGGGGCAACGGAGGCGGTTACATCCTCCTGGTGCCGGTGCCGGCCGGTGGAGATCAGTCGTGCGGTTGCTGCAAGAACCGCAGCCTGATCTCGACCTGCAGCGTGCTCAAGGGCCGGCCCGTCGGACCGCGTGAGTGGTGCCGGGCATGGCAGTGACGACCATGGGCTCGATGAAGAGCCCCAACGGCAACGTCATCGAGCTCTGCCGGGACGAGAGCGGCGCCTACTTCACGCGCCTCTACCTTCCCGAGCCCGACTCCGACCGGCCCCTGACCCGTGACCAGGCCACCGATCTCCTGCAGATCATGGCGGGCACAGGCGGCCTGGTACGCACCGAGTGCATGCCGCCGCGCGCGGCCTCCTGAAAGGTACTCACATGATCCTCATCACGATCCCCGACGGCAGGCTCTGCGCCGACCCCAAGGTCAACACCCTGCAGAGCGGCAGCCAGGTGGCCAACCTGCGCGTCGCCTCCAACTACCGCACCAAGGTCGACGGCGAGTGGGTCTCCGAGGCGCTCTTCTTCGACGTAGCGCTGTGGCGCGCCGTGGAGACGATCGAGGCCTACTTCCGCAAGGGCTCCCCGATCGTCGTCTGGGGCGAGCTGCAGGAGCGCAAGTGGACCGACCAGAGCGGGGTCGAGCACACGAACCTGCAGGTCGCCAACGCCGGCTGGGCGTTCGCGCCGAAGAACGACGGGGCCGGCGAGGAGGCGCCGCCACAGCGCAGCCAGGCGCAGCCGCAGCAGCGCCGGCAGCAGGCCCCGGCCGCGCCGCCGCAGGGCAACCTGGCGAGCGCCTTCGCCGACGACGACATCCCGTTCTGATGGGGGTGGCGTCGTGAGCGACTTCTACGTCTACGTGGCCGGGCCCATGAGCGGCCCGGCGCCCGAGTACCTCGCCAACTGCGCGAACCTGACTGTCGTCTCTCGCGCCCTCATGGATGATGGCCTCGTGCCGATCAACCCGGCGGCCGACCTCCTCGAGGGCCTCGTGAGCGTCCGGGCACTCACCGTCGCCGAATACCAGCGCCGTAGCATCGCCCTCCTGCGCCTGCTGCAAGGCCGCCCCGGCTGCATGCTCGTGACCCGAAACAAGCACGACGACGGCCGGGTGAGCGAGGGCGTGGCCGCCGAGATCGCCGAGGCGAAGCGGCTGGGCATCCCTGTGCTCACGAGCATCGTTGCCGTGCTGTTGTTGGTCCAGCGGCTGGCCGGGGTCGCGCCATGAAGAGCATCGTCATCTTCCCGCGCCTGCACCCCGAGCAGGTCGCACATACACGCCAGGTCGGCAGCTTCCTCGAGCGCCTGCGTGAGGGTCTCGACCTGCAGGAGCATCCCGAGGCGGCGCGCCACCCGAACTGCGCCGCGATCCCCGGCAGCGACGAGTGCAGCAACGCCTGCACGCCGATGTGCGACAGCTGCCCGTGGTGGCTCGAGACGATCAGGGAGGAGGGATCATGACTGCCCTCTGGATCACGGCCGTTGTGGTCGCCCTCCTGGCCGGCGGCTTCTTTGGGTTCCTGCTCGCGGCCATGACCATGGCGGGAAGGCGCGACGACGAGTGCTGGCGCTGCCGTAGCGAGGCGCTCGCCAGCGCGTTCCGGGAGTGCGACTCGTTCGGAGGCACCGATGGCTGACTCCCTGTTCCCACCGACCTCCCTCGAGCGCCTCGCGAAGGTGACGCTGTTCGTCAGCGAGGAGCGCCACCATCGCGAGAACATGCAGTGGCGGCACCCCGACCAGGAGGGCTACTGGCGCAGGCGCGTCGCGCAGTGCGACGAGATCATCGAGGACCTGGCGGCGCTGGCGGAGGAGGTGGGTCCGTGAGCGCCGTCGAGGACCTCATCCAGGAGCTCAAGGATGGAGCCGATTACCGTTGGTTCGGCACCCGCGTTCCGGAGACCCAGAGTGCCATCCGCCACGGCTACCTGCTGGCGCTCGAGGAGCTCGCGAGCAAGCTCGAGGTGCGGGAGGTAAGGGATGGGCGGTAGCACCTACATCCTGTACCGCTTCTTCTCCGCCGACGAGCAGCTGCTCTATGTGGGCATGACCAGGAACCCGGCGCGGCGCTTTGAGAAGCATAGCGGGGACAAGTCCTGGTGGGGAGAGATCGCGCGGATCGAGATGCAGCAGTTCGGCACCATCGAGGAACTACGCGCCGCGGAGCGTGCCGCGATCGAGGCGGAGCACCCCGTCCATAACATCAGGATGAACGGAAGCAGGAAGAGGGAAGCGCCAACTTCGGAGGCTAGGAAGACCGGGCGCATGGGGCTGCGCGTAGGCGAAGTCTACGCCCTCGGGCTCCGCAGCGGAGAGTGCCCTGTCGGGGTCGTTGTTGACGTCGACGACGAAGGCGTTTCCGTCGAGCGAATGTCGTTCATGACGGGATGCTTCGATTGCGGAGAGCTCTGGATCTCGTTCTGTGACATCGCCTCCCACCTTCGCGCTGCCAGGATGTCCAGGCAGAAGATGGAGCTGGACGGCTGGAACATGTGCTACGTCGACCGCTTCATTGGGGAGATGTTCGACACGGAGCCGCTCGGGGACTTCCAGACTGAGTGGCTGAATACGTACAAGGCCGCCCGCTCCGCTCGCTGGCAACACGGCGAGTCTCCAGCAGCCCACCACCATGCCACCTGACGACCTCGCCGCCACCTTCGCCGAAGAGAAGCCGGCCGTGGACCCGCTGCTCAAAAAGGCCGTCGCAGAAGGCAGGGTGTCGGGTAATGGAGACGGCAACCCGCTGCGCTTCTGGGCCCGTGGGCTGGCCTCCATGGAGCCGCTCGAGCGTGCCGTCGAGATCTCGACGAAGCTCGAGGTTCTACGGGGGCTGTACGCAGATCCCCAGGGCATCATCGACGCGGTGCTGGCCGAGGCTGACGCCGAGGCCGAGGCCAGGAACAACACCCCGGAGCCACGACTCCCTGAAGAGCTGACCGAGTCCGGGTCTGCCCACCTCTTCGCCCGGCAGCACAGGGGACTCATCTGGTACGCCGGGGGGCGCTGGCTTGTCTACGAACGGCCGACAGGCCGCTTCGTGAGCGATGAGGACGCTGCCCTCCTGCTTGTTCAGCAGACCGTTGCAGGGATGCGCAGAGCGGCGGCCGGCCAGGATGACAAGACGCTCATGCGCTTCGTCACGCAAGCGGCGTCCGCCCGCGGACTCTCCTCGATCCTGCGGCTCGCCCAGATAGAACCGGAGCTGCGGACGAGCGCTGCCACATTCGACGCCGCGCCTCACCTGGTCAACCTGCGCAATGGTGTCTTCGACATGGAGAAGCGTAAGCTCGCGAAACACTCGCCGAGCCACCGCATGACACACCTGGCCGGTGTCGCCTATGACCCGGAGGCGGCATGCCCTCTGTGGACCGGCCACCTCGACCGCATCCTCGGCCGCGACGTACAGCTCATCCTCTTCCTGCAGCGCTGGGCAGGAAGAGCGCTCTCCGGGGTCGCGCCATCCGACAACAAGCGCATCCTCATGCCCTACGGCACAGGCGCCAACGGCAAGACAGTCACCGTGGAGACTCTCGCCGCCATACTCGGCGACTACGCCGCGACCACCGACTTCACGACCTGGTGCGTCGGAGCCGAGTCAGCCGGAGCAGCGCAGCGCCAGGACCTCGTCGAGCTGGCCGGCAAACGCCTCGTCACGGCGACCGAGTCGGGCTACCACCACAAGCTCGACGAGGCCCTGCTCAAGCAGTACACGGGCGGCGAGCACGTCTCCCCGCGGGGCATGTATGCGCGCCAGTCCACGGTCTTCCGGCCGTGCTTCTCGCTCCTGCTCTCCACCAACCACCTCCCTCGCCTGGAGGGTGCCGACCAGGGCTTCTGGCGGCGCTTCCTGAAGATGGGCTTCGAGGTCTCCATTCCTGAGCCTGACCAGGACGCTGGGCTGATGCACAAGCTCGCCGACGAACTGCCGGGCATCTTCAACTGGATGGTGGACGGCTACCAGCGCTGGAAGGAGGCCGGCCTCGACCCGCCCACAAGCGTGCTCGTCGAGACTGCCGCCTACCGCAACGAGATCGACGTCATCGGCCAGTTCATCGAGCAGGAGCTCGAGCCGGCTGCGGGCAGTGAAACGCTGCTCGCCGACGTCTTCTCACGCTACGTGCTGTGGTGCTCGTCTTCTGGAATCAAGCGGCCTATGACCCTGCAGCAGCTCTCGTCTCGGCTTGCCGAGCACGGCGTGAAGCGGGGTCAGAACCAGCCCCATCGTCGAGCGGTCGTCAGGGACCTGGTCCTTCGTCAACGCGATCTTGGGTCGGAAGGATGGGACCGCTACAGGACGTCCCGTCCTTCCGACCATCCTTCCGGTCCTTCCGACGAGTTCCCGTTTTGAGCATCGTCGTAGTGCAAACCGGAAGGACGCGGAAGGACGACAGAAGGACGAACGGAAGGATGAAAAATTGCCGATTTGCAGGAAGTAGAAGGACGGAAGGATGATTCTTTGAAACTCCTAGCTATACGTGAAAAACCCCCATATATACGTGTTAAAGGGGAGAGTAGGGATTTCATCCTTCCGTCCTTCCGGCGCTACGACACAGAAAGCCAGTGGAGGACCCCATGACCACCCAGACCGAGATGTTCCCGAAGACGAATCTCGAGATCCTCGAGGGACTGCGCACCTACCACGCGACGCAGCTGGAGAAGGCGAGGACCGCTCTCGACAACCTCGCCGACGACGAGAAGATCGCCAGGGCCTACGAGAAGGCGGAGGAGAAGGTGGCGACGGCTCGGGCACTCGTGGCCGAGATCGACACTGTCCTGGAGCGCGAGAGGGGGCGCGCGTCAGCAGCCGCCATCACCACCGTCGAAGACGTGGTCGCCCTGGTCAACACCGTGGTCAACACTGGCGCCCTCGACACCGATGGCATCACGGTCACGGCGTCATCTGGCCGCGTGAGCCCCGACGTCGACCCGGTGACTGGCGAGGTGACGACCACGGTCGAGACCATGGACGGCCCGCGAGCAGAGGGCGAGTGCATCGGCGGGTTCATCGAGGACCAGCCCTCAGACTGCGCCGGCGCCGACAGCGGCCCCGCCGAGTGCGATGGCTGCACCACCGGCTACGCCGAGGGCTGCGGCGGGTACGTGAAGCCCGAGCACACCAAGACCTGCTGGGCCTGCGATGGCGACGGCCGCCCGTTCGCCAAGGACGGCAGCCGCAACGGCAACGGCAAGTGCAAGATGTGCAAGGGCAGCGGGCGGATCGCGGACAACACCCCGCAGCCCGTCGTCGTCATGGTCTGGCCCGGTGAGGAGAACCCGGTCGTCACCGAGGTCGGCCAGTTCACCAGGTACGACGAGATGGTCTTCGACTACGTCGCCGCGCACCCCGGCGCCAACCCGATGGCGTGGCAGGTGCTCCGCGAGGACGAACTGACCCATGCCTTCGGTGGCAAGCGCGACCGCCACGCCATCATCGAGGAGCGCGACCACGGTCGGCGGCTGCTGATCGCGGCGGCCGACCAGGGCAGCCCGTGCGGCGTCGCCGCGGAGGCCGTGGAGCAGACTGCATGAGCGACCACGTCGCCTTCGTGGTTCCCGGCAAGCCCCAGGCAAAGGAGCGCCCCCGCCTTGGCAGAGGCGGCAGGGTCTACACGCCATCGAAGACGCAGCGTTACGAGCGCTCCGTCGCCGCCGCCTTCCTCGTCGCCACGAGAGGGAGGCGGCGGGCGGGCTACGTGGGCCCGGTCGAGCTCGTCATCCGCTGCGTGTTCGCGACTCTGCACCGGCGCGATCTCGACAACGTCGTGAAGGCGGTCTGTGATGGCTTGAACGGCGTGGCCTACGCCGACGACTGCCAGGTGACGAGCATCAAGGCCGAGCGCGTGCAGGGCAGCGAAGAGCGCGCAGAGGTCGAGGTGCGCTATCCACCAGCGGAGGCGTGTGGCCGGGCGTAGACTGAGATCGTCGTAAGAGCAGACCGACGGGGTGAACGTCTTGGGATGGGTGGAGCAGCTGGACGACGGCCGCTGGCGTGCCTTCGAGTCGGAGGGCTCCGGCGGCCGCCGGCTGAGGGCGAACGCGATCAGGCGCACCAGGACCGAGGCGCGCAACGCGGCCAAGGCCAAGCTGGAGCGCAAGCACCGGGAGTCGATGCTCGAGCCGCACACGCAGACCGTGGGCGCCTACCTCAAGCGCTGGATCGCACACGAGCGCACCCAGGAGCGCAGCGCCCACAGCGTCGACAGCGACGAATCGGTCGTTCGCCAGATCCCCAAGGCCATCTCCGCGACCAAGCTCGCAGATGTGCGCCCGTTGCAGTGGCAGGAGTGGTTCGACCAGGAGACCGCGCTTTCTCCCAACACCATCCGCAAGCGCCACAAGCGCCTGCGAGCGGCCTTCGCCAAGGCGGTCGCGTGGCGCCTGCTCACGGACAACCCTCTCGACGCTGTGACTCCTCCGAAGCCGCGCAAGACGCACATGAGGGCGCTGTCCGAGCCGGAGACTGTGGTCATGCTGGCGGTGGTCAAGGGCACGCGCTTCGCAGCTCCGGCGCTGGTCGCAGTGACCACCGGGATGCGCGCCGGCGAACTGCTGCGCCTGACATGGGCTGACGTGGATCTCGACGGCGCCGTACTCCAGGTGCGGCGCACGAAGGGCAGCGCGAAACACTCACCGATCACGCTGATGGCTGCGACTGTCTCCGCGCTGCGTGCGCACCGCAAGGCCCAGGCCGCCGAACGCCTTGCGGAAGAACGCTGGCACGACAGAGACCTCGTGTTTCCGGCCAGGGACGGCAGATCGTGGCAACAGTCGACCTTCTCCGGCGGCTGGAAGCGTCTCGGCACGGGCGTTCGCTTCCACGATCTGCGCCACACCCACGCCACGCAGCTCCTGCGCGCCGGAGTGCGCCTCGACGCCGTGTCCAAGCGCCTCGGTCACGCCTCCTCGGCCATCACCGCAGAGGTCTACAGCCATGTCCTGGCCGACGACGACGCACTTGCCGTGGAGCGCCTGGAGACGAGCCTCGGCGGCCTGTTGGCGGACGATACTGGCACAGGGGTGGGCACATCCGGCGCTGATTGAGGCTATCTGCATCCCCCCTGAGGGGCGATGTGAGCATCGTCAGGCTCGAGGCTGTCGCGTGTCGCCCCAAGCACGAACGAGCCTGATTCAGCGCACTTCTTCACACCTGAAGTGGAGAAGGGTGGGCATATCTTGTGGCACATCCTGGCAGTGTGTCCGCCTCTTCGAACAGGTCGTCTGGATACCGTCGTGTCGTGCCAGAGGACATCCTCACCGATCGCGAGACGCTGATCATCCAGCTCCACTACGCCGACGGCTGGAGCCTCAGGCGTATCGCACGTGGCATCGGCTGCGACCACTCCACTGTGGTTAGGCAGCACCACTCAGCGCTTCTCCATCTGCGAGCCTGCTGTGCCACTGAAGAGGGTCCATTTGACGCCCGGCATGCACCACTCTCACAGCACATAGGTAGAGGGTCAGTGTGAGCAGGCGCAAGGGCCAGGCCAAACGGAGACGCCGCAAGGCGCCGAAGCTCACGGAGGCAGAGCGCATCGCCCTTGAAGTCTCACGCCGCGCCGCGGAGAACCGCGCAGTGGCTCATGCCGAGACGGCGCGCCGGCGCATCCTCGAGGCCATGGTGGACGACACGGCACCACAGCAGTGCGTCGCCTCTGACCTCACCCACTGGGAGCGTAACGAGGTCGAGCGCCTGAACGCTGGGCGCATCGAGCCGTGCTACGTGCTTCCTTCCTCAGCCTACGAAGCACGCCGCTTGATGCGCTATGTCGCAGAGTAGGCGCACCAAGCCGCTGCCCCGTGACTGGGGCCGCATCAGGAAGCGCGTCCTGCGACGCGACCAAGGGATCTGCTACGTCTGTGGGCGGCCAGGAGCCAACCAGGTCGACCACATCGTGCCGGTCAGCATGGGCGGCGGGGAAGAGGACGCGAACCTCGCTGCGATCCATGAGCGCCCCTGCCATGCGGCCAAGACGTCGCGCGAGGCGAACGCGCAGAACCCGAGGGCGCAGCCGCGCAAAAGGGCGGAGGAGCGACATCCGGGGCTGACCGACCGGGGTGGGGGGTGACCCCGACCACGCAACGCGCCGAGCCGGGGAGCATAGCACCAGAGGTCGACTACGGGTTTCACCGCCCGACCAGCAACGGGGTCCCGACACGGGGCCCTTTCCATCGGGAGGCCCGACATGGGCACCAGAGGACCGGTACCGAAGCGCTCCGAGGAGCGCCGCCGGCAGAACGCGCCCGACATCCCGGTCGCGAAGGTCGAGACCACCGGAGAGGTCGAGGTCCCGCCGGCTGAGCAACGCTGGCACCCGATCGCGAGGCGCGTGTACGAGTCGCTCCGCACTTCCGGCCAGGCGAAGTTCTACGAGCCCTCCGACTGGGCGGCCGCCTACCTGCTGGCCGAGGCGATGAGCCGCGACCTGAAACCGCAGGCGGTCGGCGTCAGCATCATCACGGGGAAGGTCGTCCGCGCCACCGTGCCGCTCAAGGGCGGGTCGCTGGCCGCCTACCTCAAGGCCTTTGCCGCCCTGGGCGTGACCGAGGGCGACCGTCGCCGCATCGGCATCGAGATCCAGCGCAAGCCGGAGCCAAAGCTGGCCCCCGTCTCGGTGATGGATGAGTACCGCGACGCGCTCGGCGGTTGAGCCGGTCTGCATCGGTCCGACCTGGAAGAGGGACCTGGAGCACTCGAGCGGCTGGTACCTGCCGGAGCGCACGCTCGGCTGGCACGCGGTCCGCTGGGCCTCCGAGTGGCTGCAGCACGAGGACGGACGCCCCTGGCGTTACACGCCGGAGCAGCTGAGGTTCCTTCTCCACTGGTACGCGGTCGACGACGCAGGCCGCTTCGTCTACCGGGACGGCGTCTTCCAGCGCATGAAGGGGCACGGCAAGGACCCGCTTGGGGCGACGCTCTGTGCACTCGAGTTTGTCGGGCCCTGTCGCGTCGATCCGGGCGGGGCCGTGGTCCAGGACCCGTGGGGCAACGAGCATCCAGCCGGCATCTCGCACCCGCAGGCCTGGGTGCAGACGGCGGCCGTCTCGATCACGCAGACCAAGAACACGATGACCCTGTTTCCCGCCTACTTCACCAAGGCGGCGCTGAAGGAGTACGAGATCGACCTGGGCAAGGAGATCATCTACGCCCACCACGGGGCGCAGCGCATCGAGGCTGTGACCAGTTCTCCACGCACGATGGAGGGTGCGCGCTCGACCTTCGTGCTGCGCAACGAGACGCATCACTGGCTCACGACGAACGAGGGCCACGCGATGGACCGCGTCATCGCGCGCAACCTGGCGAAGAGCAAGGATGGCCAGGCCCGGGCGCTCTCCATCACGAACGCCTACGAGCCCGGCGAGGAGTCTGTCGCGCAACTCGCCCGCGAGGCCTGGGAGAAGATCGAGGCCGGCCGCTCAGCGGACGTCGGGTTCGTCTACGATTCACTGGAGGCGCCGCCCGAGGCCCGGCTCTGCGCCGAGGATGCGCCGGCGGTGCTCGAGGCCGTGCGCGGCGATTCGACCTGGCTCGACATCGAGCGCCTCGTCGCTGAGATCCTCGACCCCCGCAACGCTCCCAGCCAGTCCCGCCGCTTCTACTACAACCAGATCGTGGCCACCGAGGACGCCTGGGTGACCCCGCAGGAGTGGGACGGTCTCGCGGACCGCGCCGAGAAGGTCGTCGCCGGCGAGGTAGTCACGCTCGGCTTCGACGGTTCGCTGACCGACGACCACAGTGCCCTCATGGGCTGCCGTGTCTCCGACGGCTTCACCTTCACGCTCGGCGTCTGGGACCCGGAGCGGCACGGCGGCCAGGCGCCGCGTGCGGAGATAGACCGGGCGGTGCGCGCCGCCTTCGAGCACTACGACGTGGTGGCGTTCTTCTCCGATCTGCACCCGTGGGAGTCCTATGTCGACCGCTGGGCGCAGGAACTGGGTCGCGAGCGCGGCCGCGAGCTCTGCGCCTTCGCGTCACCCAAGCACCGCATCGCCTGGGACATGCGCGCTCGCCAGAAGGAGTTCACGACCGACGGCGCAGAGCGCACGCACAACGAGATCACGGAGCAGGCCTTCCGCCACGACGGCGACGCCCGGGTGCGACAGCACGTCCACAACGCCCGCCGGCGCCCGAACGCCTGGGGCGTGTCGTTCGGCAAGGAGCACCGCGAGAGCGGCCGCAAGGTCGACGCCCTGGCCGCCCTCATCCTCGCCCGTATGGCGCGGCAGGTGTACCTGGCGTTGCCGGAGCGTAAGCGCCGACGCTCACGCAAGACTGGCGCGGCTTTCTTCTGACCACCACCCGAGGAGGTGCATCTGTGGCCCTGGACAAGAGCGAAGTCGTGGAGCAGTGCCGCCTCATGCTGAAGTGGCGCGCCGACGAGTCCCCCAGGCTGAACCGCATCCGCTCCTACCTGCGGGGCACCCAGCCTGTGAGCTGGGTCAACGGAGTCCCCGACGCAGACATCAGGCGCCTCGCCAGGATCTCCAGGGTGAACATGCTCCGGCTGGTCGTCGAGTCGGTCACGCAGTCCATGTACGTGGACGGATACCGCGCCCGCGGGGTCGACGACAACTCCGAGGCCTGGGGCCTCTGGCAGCGCAACCGTATGGACTCCCGGCAGATCGGCGTCCACCGCGCCGCTCTGGCGTACGGGGCATCCTACGTCACGGTGTTGCCGGGGGAGCCGGTCGCCGCCATCCGGGGGATCTCGCCGCGCAACATGACGGCGGTCTATGGCGAGGACGACTGGCCGATGTGGGCACTTGAGCGACGCCTGTCCGCCGACCCCAAGGAGACGCTGTACCGCCTATTCGACCAGGACCGCGTCTACTGGCTCAGCGTCCGCGGTTCTGCGGCTCCCGTCTACGTCTCGGAGGACATCCACGGCGTCGGCGTTGTGCCCGCGGTGCGCTTTCGCCCCATCGACGACCTCGACGATGAAACGCTGGGCGAGATCGACGACCTCATGGTCCTGCAGGACCAGATCGACGTCACGACCTTTGGCCTGCTCGTCGCCCAGCACTACGGGGCTTTTCGCCAGCGCTACGTGCTCGGCTGGCTCGCCGAGACGGAGGAGCAGAAGCTCACGGCGATGGCGTCGCGGCTGTGGACGTTCGAGGAGAACAAGGACGAGATGGCCGTCGGGGAGTTCTCCCAGACCGACCTCAAGGGTTACCTCGACTCCCGGGAAGCGAGCATCCGACACCTCGCCTCGGTGTCGCAGACGCCGGCCCACGAGCTGGTGGGCCAGCTGGTGAACCTCTCCGCTGAGGCGCTGGCCGCGGCTGAGGCGTCCAAGCAGCGCAAGGTAGAGCAGCGTCAGACCGTGTTCGGCGAGAGCTGGGAACAGGTCTTCGAGCTCGGCGATGAGATGGCTGGACGCACGGTCGACTACGGGGCCGAGGTGCGCTGGCGCGACACGGAGGCGCGGGCCCTGGCGGCCACCGTCGACGCGCTCGGCAAGATGGCGCAGATGCTCATGATCCCGCCGGAGATGCTGTGGGAGAAGATCCCCGGCGTGAGCACGAAGGACGTCGCCCGCTGGAAGGACGCGGCCGCTCGCGGCGATTCCCTCGCCAGCCTTGAGGAACTCCTGCGGGTGCAGGCGACCGAGGTCTGAGCATGGCGATCAGCGAGGCAGGCAACCGGCTTACGCAGCTTCACCGGCGTCAGCAACTCGCGCTGCGGGCCAAGGTCGTCAGGGAGGTCATGAGCCTGTGGCCGGCCTGGCAGCCGAAGGACCCGTCGAGCTTCAAGGCCTTCGAGGATGCGGTGGTCCTGCTCGTGCACTCGCGGTCTCAGCAGTCGGCGCTCATAGCGCAGGGGTACTTGCGGCAGTACCGGCGCATCGAGATGCTGGCCGCCGACCCGAAGTCGGCAGCGGCGGCTGTCGAGACGACCTTCGCTGCGCTCGCCAAGGAACGCGCTGAGGAGCAGATACGGACCGTCGTCGGGGCCAGCGCCCGTGGCGGCGTCTATCAGGCGCTCAAGTCCGGCCAGCCGTTCCGCCAGGCCATGCGGCACGGCGCCGTCCGTGTCTCCGGTGACATCGCCCGCCTCGTCCTGCTCGGTGGCAGCGACACCATCACGGGCGAGGCGCGGCGCAGCAAGCTCCGATTCGCCCGCGTGACCAGCGGCGACCCCTGCGCCTTCTGCGCCATGCTGGCCAGCCGCGGACCGGTCTACTGGTCGGAGGAGACCGCCAGCTTCGAGCCGCACGGGAACTGTTCCTGCCAGCCCGAGATCGAGTACGGCGAGGGCTACGAGTGGCCCGGCAGAAGCCGCGAGTATCGCGCCCTGTGGAACGAGACCGGATCACTGAATGAGTTCCGCACGGCCCTCGGCCGTGGCGAGCTCCACGAGGTGGGCGCCGACTTCACGCCGGTGCTCGGCAACCAATGAGACCTGTGACCGCCGCCACGGCTGTCACCGAAGCTAACCCGACACGGGAGCGAGACGTGGATACGGACCAGAAGGACTCGAAGGACAAGGATGGTCAGGACCAGCAACGCTCGTCTGCGCCGCCCGACACGGGCGCCGGCTCGTCGCCTTCTGGCGATGTCGACGAGGTCGCCAAGTGGAAGGCGATGTCACGCAAGCACGAGGCGCAGGCCAAGGCCAACGCCGATGCTGCCCGTCGCCTGCAGGAGCTGGAGGAAGCCAGCAAGACCGAGACCCAGAAGCTCGCTGAGAAGACGACGGCCGCGGAGAAGGCAGCCGCTTCCGCCCAGGGCGAGCTGCTGCGCATGCGGGTCGCGATGCGCAAGGGCCTGACAGAGGCCCAGGCGAAGCGCCTCGTGGGCGCGACCGAAGAGGAGCTCGAGGCGGACGCCGATGAGCTGCTCACCTCGTTCGGTCAGAAGAACAGCGGTGGCGATGACGGCGCCGCCGCCGGCAAGCCGACACGGCCGAAAGAGCGGCTCCGCTCCGGCGCTTCAGCCGGGGGAGAGTCGAGCGACGGGAACCAGGCCATCAACCAGAGCATCCGCCAGGCGATCGTCGGCAAGCACATGTAACCGGAACGGAATCGAGGACTATCCATGGGCTATGCAAACATCACGGGGCGCGCTGAGGTAAGCGCGCTCATCCCCGAAGACGTGAGCCGGGACATCATCAAGAGCGTCCCGAAGATCAACCCGCTCATGCAGCTGGCGCGGCAGCTGCCGAACATGTCAGCCGCCCAGGTGCGGATGCCGATGTTCGGCGCCAGCCCCTACGCCTACTTCGTCTCCGGCGACACCGGCCTCAAGCAGACGACCGAAGTCGACTGGACCAACAAGTACATCGACGCCGAGGAGATCGCCGTCATCCTGCCGATCCCGCTGGCCGTCGTCGACGACGTCGACTACGACATCTGGGGGGAGTCCAAGCCCGAGATCGAGATGGCCTTCTCGCGCACCATCTGGGGCGCCGTGGCCTATGGCACCAACATCCCCGCCACGTGGACCACGGACCTCGGCGGGGCCGGCCTCGTCACCGTCGCCACGGCGGCCGGGAACGTCGCCTCGATCGCCGGCTTCTCCGACCTCTACGAGGCCATCGCCGGCGAGTCCGCAGATGGTGCCGCCGACGGCCAGCTCATGCGCCTCGAGGCGGACGGCTACATGGCGACCGGTCACGTCGCCGCCACCGCTCTTCGTGGCCGCCTGCGCAACTGCCGCAGCACCGACGGCGTGCCGCTCTTCACCACCGCGCCCCAGGACGCCACTCGCTACGAGATCGACGGCGCCCCGACGTACTTCCCGACGGACGGGTCGGTCAGCGCTGCTCAGGCTCTGGACATCGTCGGCCAGTGGGACCAGCTGGTCTACGCGATCCGCCAGGACATGACCTACCAGATCTTCACCGAGGGCGTCATCAGCGACGCCACCGGTCACATCGTGCTCAACCTCATGCAGCAGGACTCCGCCGCGCTGCGCTGCGTCATGCGCCTCGGCTTCGCCATGCCGAACCCGCCCAACAAGATGAACGAGACGGACGCCACGCGCTGCCCGTTCTCGCTCCTGACCGCCTGACCCCGAAAGTGAGGATCTGATGGGCCTCTACCCGCTCGACATCTCCGCCGCGCTGGCGAACGTGCCGCGTGGTCCGAACAGCAACGTCTACATCGTCGACCCGGTGAGCGGGCTCGACACCAACCCCGGCACCAAGTGGTCGAAGCCGCTGAAGACGGTGGCCGCGGCCTACGCCAAGTGCGTCACCAACCAGAACGACGTCGTGCTCTTCGTCGGCGGGCCCACCGCCGACAACCCCACGGCGGCCATCGACTGGGCCAAGAGCTACACGCACCTGGTCGGCCTCTCGGGCGATCTGCCGGGCATGGGCCAGCGCTGCCGCATCGTCAACACCGCGGCCAACGACCTCGCGACCCTGTTCACGCTCTCGGGTTCCGGCTGCATCGTGAAGAACATCCAGTTCTTCGACGGCAAGGACAAGGCTGAGGACGGAGCCTGCGTACTGGTCTCGGGCGAGCGCAACTACCTCGAGAACGTGTTCGTCGCCGGCATGGGATCCACCGGTGTCGCGGCGGCGGCTACGCGAGCGGGCTCCTACTCGCTCAAGGTCAGCGGCTCGGAGAACACCTTCGCGCGCTGCACCATCGGGCTCGACTCGGTGATCCGCACGGCCGCCAACGCCGAGCTCATCGTCGCCGGGGCGCGCAACCGCTTCATCGCCTGCGACATCCGCAGCTACTCCGAGACGGCCGGCAAGTTCCTCGCCGTGGTGGACAACAGCGCCGGCGACCTGCGCGACACGATCTTCGACGACTGCCTGTTCTTCAACTACACGGCGAACTGGGCGAACGGCATCAGCAACGCCTTCGACATGCCGGCCGCCGGCAACACGCACTTCGTGATCCTGCGCGGCTGCCAGCTGGTCGGGGTCAACTCCGGCTGGGCCGACGTCGTGACCCACATCTACACCGCCGACCCGGCGCCGAACGCCGGCGCTGGGGTCTCCACCAACCCGACCACCTGACGCACACCATAGCGGGCTGGACCGTCGGTGAGGCGGTCCGGCCCGCAGAGAAGGAGACAACGACATGGGAAGCAAGGTCGATTGGACCACGGAGCGCGGCTTGTGCTCCTTCGCGCTCACCGGGCAGGCCGCGCACAGCGCAGATGCGGCCGGCTGCCTCGGCTACATCCAGAACCCGGAGGCCTGCGACATCATCGTGACCCGCGCCTTCCTCTACGGGCTGGTCAACTCC